CGTGTCGGCAGTACGCACAGACCACGAACGAAGTGCCCAAAAGCACGATTGCTTCAACTCCACCACTGCCCTTGCACACTTGGCATTCAGTCATTGACCGGCCTTCCAAAATGCTCTACAGTCTCCGAGCGAGCGATAACGAGAATCACGAAATCTCGCCTAAACTCAGGCAATTACGCGGCTGAAAAATTAAACAAGCGATAATTAGCGCTGTGGTTTGGCTTGAAATAACAACGAACATTGCCAACCATGATCACATGGACCCGTCCCGCCGAATCGCCCGTGATCTGAAAGCCTGCCTTGTCGCAGGCCCGATTCTGCTGCTGATGTGGGCGTTGAGAGGGTGCGGGTAATGGCTGGACTCTGCGCGTTTCTGTTTCCCGGCCTTGGGCATTTGATCTTAGGAAAACCGTTTCAGGCGCTGCTGTGGTGTTTTGGGATTTTTGTGGGCTACGTCTGTCTGATCGTGCCCGGCATTATTGTGCATATAATCTCGATCGTTGATGCTGTGAAACAAGAGCGAAAGCAGCAAGCCGAAACGTTTGCAAGTGCAATGCGTGGCGTTCAGCAGACACCAGATCCTCAGCGTCCAGCAACGTGGAAGCAGCCGCCAAACTGGAAGCCACGACGATGAAACACAGCGACCACTGCCGGTAGCCCTGCAGTGGCCTCCCATTGCTGTGCTGACCAGCTTCGCTTTTTATCCGCTGGTGCCGGTCATTGATGGCTTGTTCAGACTCGCCCGAAACTCTCCGGACGCATACCCCAATTCAACACCATACTGGCCATTGAGAAAATCTTTGCCGATCTCCCATTCCTTCCGAGTCCAACCGAGTCTGTGCTTTTCGTGCCAAAACAGCGGGGAGTCAATCCAATTGAATGCCGTCCCTCGTGTTTTGAAGTGCAGTGGCAACCAGTAATCCCAGACCGGCTTGCCAATTCCGAATGGAGCCTGCGGAACTGTCGCTGCCAGCTCCGGAGTCATTAGGAAAACATCCAGTCCGGACGGCTCGCGGAATGCCTTCTGCTTTCGCCCTGGGTGATAATTGTGTCTGATGCCGATTGTGAGCTTGTCAGGATACTGCAAAGCTTCATCGATCCTGCGAACGTCGCCGCTGATCTCAATGTCTGAATTTATCAGCATGAACGGCCGGCCGGTTTCAATTCCAACCAGTATCAGGGACGAAACAAATTGTGTCCTGCGATCATAGAGCGTCGTCAGATCATCACACGCCACGCCGGTGACACCTGTTGGAAGTTCCATTGCGGAAAGCTCATCACTGGAGTTCACCACGATTACCTTGATTCCTGCACGCAGCCACGATTGAATGCACAACAGTTGCCGCGCGGCTCGCAATGGATTCGGGCTGACTGAAGTGATTGCCGAACAGTGGCCGGTGATCTTTTGTTGCGTGGTCACCTCTGGAACTTCAACCTTTGATTCCGACTTGCGAGCATCTTCGATTGCCGAATCGAGCAACCATTCTGCCCCGGCCTGAATGGCTGTCGCAGGTGCTAACGATGCGGCCATTCCTGCCACCACGCCGAATCTTTCTCCGATTGCGTCAATTACGGTTTGTCGGCTCGACATCAGCCCCGAAATGATCTCGACGCGATTCCTTTGGCAGCCTTTAATGCCCCATGCGTTCATTTTTGCCTTGAGCGTTTGGCATCTACATCCTCTGCCAGATTTGATCTTGAGCAGTCCATCAATTCGAGATTCAAGGAAATCCCCAACTGGCTCCGGCGGTCGAACGTTAGTCCGACACGTCGCTAGTCTCTGGCGGAGATCCTTCGGCGGCCGGTAGGGAGTGCCATTCAGTAAGGCGTCGATACGAGGTTTGTTCTCCCGGCAAATCGTTTGGTGCGTTACCTTCAACGCGATCTGTCGAACCTCACAGTAGCCAGTCAGTGGGCATATGCACTCACTCACGAGGAAAGTCCTTGTCGATTGCGTCTTGGTAGTTGTCGCCCCACTTGTTTATCTCGCTGCTTGCGACTGACTTCATCCAGTGATTCCATCCATGCACGGCCAAAACTGCTATCACCCACAGCAGCGAAATGATTGCGATGGATCGCATCAGCAGTTACTTTCTTTTTCGAAGATGGTGATATCCGAGATCTGATAGTCAATGGCGACTTGGAAGTTATCCACAGACAGGATGGCCGGGCAGTCGCAATCTTGTTCCAGAATGTGCGTTAGATACCAAGTGTTATCACCGACATTCATATTGCTTTGATACCTGTAATAGACGCAGTCAGGGCATCCGATACAGCAAACCAACATGACATACAGTGTGTCCTGTCGAGTTCCACCCATTGGGATCGGGAATGTGCCCGTGGAACTTCCGGTGTATGCAGGGAATATTCCTGTCGGGTACGGAGAACAGGTGATCTGCGGCTCGTTTACCGTGCCATATGTGAGGTCGAACTCACGAGGGGCATTGCCGTGCGTCCCGTTTGCGGACGACCATAACAGAGTTAAAACAGGCCCCAACGGCCGGGAGCAAATGCAGTCTCCGATTGTCGATGGACAGTGGCACTTCTTGCACCGGACGCGAATTGTACTGCCGTCTTCCAACTCAATTACAGCTTGCATTTCACTGCAACCGGGGGCGAGCACTGGCTCCCGCTCAATGTCGTTTACTGCTGGCGTGATGATGCAGTTGCCGTACTCATCGTGACCGAGGGCTAACGACAGATCGAAGCTTCCAACAGTTCCCTCCCACACTGGCGGGTCGCATGGTTCCGCCGTGTTGGCAATCTCACCGTCGTATGTGTCCGTGAAGTCGTCGTAGCCATATCCGTACGGTAGAACTTCACTCACTGCCACGCAGAGTTCTTCGCAAGAACATTCGCAGTCGTCGCAAAAATGAACCTTGCAAAAGGTTTCCTCGTCGTCTCGGTATTGCAATGGCCGCGACAAAAACTTGATCCAGTGAACAGTTCCTGCCTCGTAACCAATCTCTGCCGATGCCTCGTCGCTGGAGTCTCGACAAGACTGGCCATCGTCGCACGACTTGCGGTAAATCTCTTCGTCATCCAGCGTAACAACGAATTCACATTCGTCGGTTTCGTAATTGCGTTCCCATCGCCCGACCCATGTTGCCCCGGCGATTGATCCTGACCAGTACGTTCCAAAATCCTCTCCAACACCGTACTGAATCTCACCCTCTTCTGGATGCCACTCAAGACAATAGGTGCAGGCCACAACACCACAGCAACCATCGGTCTCGTCGCTGCAGGAATTGGAAATACGTTCGCTGCACTTCTTTAGCGCCGTCGGTACGCCAGGCTTCCAGTATTCCGGACCCATCACGCACACTCCGGTTGGCCGCAGACGTTATCAACGAGCCACAGCGGCTCGCAATCTTCTTCGCGCGGGTACATGTAAGTGGCACTACCCTTGATGCCGCCTGATTCAAGCCATTCCTGAGTGTAATAGTTCAGGATCCCGCAAATGTCTTCGATGACGATATTTCCGTACTCATCTTCTCCGGGGATCGCCTTTGTGCAGCCACCTGTGTAGTGCGTTGCAGTGACGTTGAGTGTCTTCGTCAGATCTTCGTTACAGATTACAGAGGTTATTTCGAACCAAATCCGATGACTGCCACCACCTGCCCCTCCACGACGCCCGTGCCATCGACCGCGCTGAGGCATTTCGTTTACAGTACGACGCGCAACCTCACGTACAGTCTTCGCGATCTGCTTCGCCGCCGTCTCCCCAAAGATGACACCTTTTTCAGCCATGTGTCACCTATGCCAATGGAAGTGCAGAAAAAGGCAATCGCCGATACCCGCGGAACGGCAGTGTGACATTGTTTAGCGGCGATGGATCGTCGAGAGCATGGCCAGAGCCATCGAGAGGCACAGGGGCTGTGATGTCCTCCAGTTCTCCATCACTGTTTTCGACTTTGATGTTCCGCAGAACACCGTACTCGTCACGTTCACGAAAACCGACGTCCGTCAAATTGGAAATCCACCCCTCTTCGCGATAATGGATCGTGATCTGCACCTCACGGTATGTCGTTCCGTTTCGGCTCATTGGCTTAGACACCTTTGGAGTCTGCATTTTCGCCTGACCGATCGCAACTGAAAACCCATCAATCGTAAAGGTGTCGTTATTGACTGCGTTGCTGTATTCCATGATCCACACAGGGACCGACGCAAGATTCTTTGTAGTGACTGAAATCAACCGGCTATCATCAATCATTTCCGGTGGGTCAAACGGATCACCGGCAGAGTTGCAAACGATGTTTCCATCCTCATCGACAACAAGCGGGCGCTGGAACTGTTCTCCATCCCATTCCGTCAACGCTGGCTCATCTGTCGGATCTTCGGCAAGCTCACGTTCGCTGGAGAATGTGCAGGTCACATGAAAATGCACATATCCAGAAACGCACTTTGGCTTCACTCCCGTGCACCAAGCCCCCGTGTCGGTGTGATGAACCGAACCAACCGTTGGGAGGTCTGGATGCGAACCAACCTCATACGTCCCATCAGTCTTCTGGTTTGTCGTCAGCCAGTACGTTTCGGAATAGGTCCGGATCCCCTTTTCGTTGGCCGCTTCCCGAGTCTCTGGAAGCACTCCCTGCATGACAATTGTCATTCTGCCACCTCAGCGTTCTCGATTCGTGGCGTGTCGTCGACAATCTTAGCCTTGCCCAGAGCAATCAGTTGATCTGCCTGCTTGCCAAAAAACTCAGTGCCTTTCGGATAGACCGCAAACAATCTTTTGTTGCCTTCTGATCCTTCTTCACGCGCAAACTTCACAGTGGCCTTTTTTTCTTCTGGCCAATTTGTGATGTCTTCTATGATCTTTTCCGTTGAATACACGCGAATCATCAGATGGACTCCACAAGCAACATGCCGCCAAAGCCACCAAGGCCGCCAGCTGTCGCCGCTGCCATCTGCGTAAGTGGCTTCATCAGTTGTTTCGTTTGCTCCTGAGTAGCCTTCACGGCTGGATCTTTGGACCGGACGAACGCCTGAGCCAACAACGAATAGGCTTCCTGGCTTCCGGCCTTGGTTGCTCCAGCTAGTTCTTTTCCTTTGTTACCGCTGCCGCCATTCGCGTCAGCAGTTGAGCCACCTTTGATAAATGACGTGTTGAGCGGGGACGGTTTCGCGATGTCGGTTTTCTGTGCTTCTGATGCCATAGCGGCGGCTGAGCGATTTGCAGCATTGATTCGCAAAGCTTCGTTAATATCATCAAGAACGCCAGCCAACCGTTTGTTTTCAGGCATCTTGAATTCTGATGTGCCTTTTGTGAGGTCGTTACCCAAGCCGACTGCATCTTCGCCAAGGCCAGCTGCAATTTTTCCTGCCTGAAATGGATTCATAAGAATGTCCATAGGAGCCATCGCAACATCAGTGGCCAAACCCATTGCCTTGTCCGCACTGGCCTTCAGGTTCTTGTACATGATCTCGGAGTTGTCTTTGATCCATGAAAACGCGGCCCGGGCGTATTCGATCATCGATTCAAAAACGCCCCGCCAGATGTTGTCAAAGTTTCCGACGACAACCCCGGCAATCGTGCCGATGTCGATCAAAAAGTTCTGCGTGTCCGTGAACCATTTGAAAGCAAAGCTCGTTGCGGTCCCAAACGCTGTGCCAACTCCGTCGACGTGAGAAATCATCCCAGATGCCCAGTCAAGCAACTTGTTTGCGTGTGGCAAAAGCTGCTCACCGATGGCAGTACCAAGAAGCAAAACGCGGTCAATAAATGTGGAAAACTTTCCGGCAGTCGTTGCGCTCAGCTCAGACATCATGCCGCCGAACTTGCCAGTAGGCCCGACCATCGCGGCCATTGCCTTCTGCATCTCTGGAAATCCAACCTTACCGTCCGCGACAAGATCCTTAACCTTGCTCTCCGCAACGCCAAACTGTTTCGCCAATTCTGCAACAATTGGGATGCCACGACCGGTCAATTGGTTGATGTCTTCACCAAACAAGCGGCCCTGAACCTGAGCTTTCCCGTACAGTTCTGCCAATTCGCCAATCGGCGTTCCTGTTGCCGCCGCGATGTCCCCGATCATTCGCAATTCGTCGAAGACAGTTTCCGAGGCAGATCCGAACGAAATCAGCTTCTGAACAGCGTCACCAATCTCCATCTTCTGGAATGGCGTATCGGCTGCAAAAGCGTCCATTTTCGCCATTACGCGATTGGCGGTGTCAGCACTGCCGGTGAGAACCTTGAGCTTGATTCCGAGTGTTTCGGCGTCTGCTGCAAGTTTGATCGCTCCTAGTGCAGCGAACGGCAATGCGGACGCCCCGAATCCAATGATGCTCTTGCCAGCCCCAACGACTGAGCGAGCCATCGACTTGATTCCGCCAGTGAATCCACTGCGAACGGCAACCGCCGCCTTTACACTGACCGCAACCGTCTTTTCGAGCGTACTGTTGAGAGCCTTGACAGCCGAAACCGCCGTCCCCACTGGATTGATCAGAGCCCTGATCGGAAGCGTCAGAATACTGATTGCTTTGGCCGCCACACGCCCAACGATCCCCAGCGAGGCTAACGCAGCTCCGGCCACCCTGGACGCCGCCCCAAGGCCCATGAGAGCCACGAGAACCACTTTAACCTTTGTCGGAAGAAACCCGAACAGCTTCGACAGGATCTTGAGTTGCAGCTGGAACGCTTTGAACGTGATGTAAAGCCGAACTGCTCCGCCGGCCAGTCCCATAAATGGCGATATCAGTGACCACGCCGCCGATGCTGCCAGCTTAAGCGCAGAGAACACCAAGCGAAACGGCCCGATAATGAGCTTCGCCGTCTTCATCGCCAACGAACCGACCATCATGAACGCACTGACGATCATGCGGAGCGGCATCAGCAGAACTCTGGCCCCGTCGGCAGCGAGTCCAAAGGCATAGGCCAGCGTCGTCGTAGTCTGTCGCAAAGCAACCGCACCGATCAGTGCCGACGTCAGGCCCTTCGACAATGCCGCGGTTGAAGCGACCATAACGCCACTGGTGCCGGTCGCCACTTTGATACTGCCAGAGAGAAGACTGGCTCCAGATGCTGTCAGGTCCAACGTCTGCTCGAGCGTTCGGAGATTCTTGTCGATCTCGATTGTGGCTTCCTGCAGATCGTTCATGGAATCCGCGGTATCGTTGAGCCCGTTTTCAAGCCCGGGCCCCATTCGCAAAGAATTAAGATTGCTCACCGCGTTGACGGTTTTGTTGGCGGTCTGAGTCAGATGATTGAGCGCAATTTGTCCTTTGGCAATCGGATTTGTGAAGTCTTTCATGTTCGCACTGACGAAATCACTACGCCGACGATCGTGGAAGCCAACCAGCTGGACGGCAAGATCATCTTTGCCCACACGGGGGCAACCGAAATGCCATACAAGATTGCCGGCATCGAGGTGGGGCAAACAATCGCGAAAGATGAAGTCGTGAAACCGAACG